AGGGTTAAATTGGTGGTTGTTCTTCTAAAATCATAGGACGCCATTCTGTGTAATTTTCAATCAATTCAGCCTCAATACACGATAACTCTAAATTTACATCTGATAATTCGTTAGAAAAGTTATATCTTGCGTATTCACAATAAGCTTGACTGTTATACTTAAAACCCGATGCAATATTGATGCATTGGTTACCCATTGGCCCTAAACATAGAAATCCTATTAAAAAATATGTTGTCATATTACTATTTATGTTCTTTTGTAATCAAATGTCATACAATGCAGTCCACCATCCCACAAATATCTGTGTCTAAATGGTATAATAATAGGTTCTACATTGTGTTTTTTTAAGAAATCAAACACAACTTTATTATATCGTGTAACAAAAAGATGTTTACTATCTAATTGTAAACAGTTGACATCAAAAAATGTTTCAGGCGAATAACCAACCCATTCTTTATACTCACTTGGTATATGGTCTGGTGACCAAACAATATCTTTTTTAGATTTATTCATCTTTCCAAGTTCATTTGTATTTTCTTCCAAGTATAGAATATCCCAATTAGGAAATACTTCTTCTAAATTTCTTGCTTGATGTGTGGCAATAACAACGCCTTCTTTAACAACACATAACACACCATCACTATGTCTTTCAATATTCTTTTCTCTACAACTTAATCGTTTGAAAACAAAAGGTACATCAGGATTGCCTGATTTAAACCAATCGTATCTTTTAGGTTCTATTGCGACTGCATCAAATACAACTCTATCTGCTCTAATAATACTAGGAGCACACAAATTATCAAGTGTTACAACAGGTAATCGATTTTCATTTAATTCTACCCAATCTTTTATATAGTTTTCATATCTTGGGCCAACATAAAGTTTACCACCAATAACTTGTAAATGGTCTCTGGCATGAAGTAGTTGAGGTTTCTGTTTGATATCAACATGAGAATAATCATAGTCTGGTCTTTTAACATATACCCTACATGATGTTAAGATATTAGAAAGTATCTGAAGGTCTTCCTCTGTTTCATATAAAATATCTTTAACAAAACTATCTTCTACTGAATTTGGGTCATAACTTCTACCAATCCAACATTCTTCAAGTTTACCGTACTCTGTCGAAATCATTTCTTACATCCTTTAACATTTCAATGTACTTAGGGTCTTTATTTTTAACAAACTCTTGAACAGTACCATCCTCTGTTACAACAAGAATCACTATTTGATTGATTGGTGTACCAGTTCTTTCTTCATACATTTCAGCATATGCTGATGCTTGAATATAATAGTTCTCATTGTATTCATCGTTTCGTTCTTTTTTTGAAGTTTTAAAATCTACGATAGATAGAACACCATCGTACTCTGCGATACAATCTACTCGACCTGCAACTTTCAATGTATCTGAATATAAACCACATTCTTGAAAGTGTATATTATTAATTCTTTTTTCTAGGACAGGTTTCAATTGACCAAACAAACATGTTGCTAAGAAATTACTTTTATCATATTCTTGATTGTTTAAAAAGTCTTCACACATGTGGTGAACTTTTGTACCTCTTGCAGCTGCAGTTCTAGCAACATAGTTAGCAACTTCTTCGCCAACTCGTTTACGCCACTCAAATAGTCCTTTTTTATTTCTATTTGATAATACAGTTGTAATAGACGGGTATTTTTCGCCCTCAGGCGTTACATAGTATCTTTTCTTATCAATCGTTTCAGTAGTAAGTTCTGGTAGTTCTTTCAAGTCCACATGATTAAATGTCATTATATATCCTTTGTTTATAGCATTTTGATTGCTGTCTCTGTCGTTTCATCAACTCTTCTAGTCCAACCTTTACCAAAGGTATCAAATGTAGATAATTCTTCGTAATATTCTTGTCTTGCTTCTTGGTACTTTTTAATTGTATCTTCTACACCCCATGTTTCTAAATACAGTTGTAGTTTTCTTAATGTATTTGGGCCAATGCCTCCGTCAACAGTTGTGCCGATAATTTTTTGTAAGAATTTAGCAGCTCTACCTGGGCCAGCATTTACAGCAAAGTCAAATACGCATAAGTCTAAACCTTCTGCAATGTCTTCACATTTTGTTCTACCCCAATAATTTTTTTCGTAGATAGGTGCAACATCATCAACTGTTAAGTCTTTCATGTCTTTTGCTCCACCCCATTCTTCATAAACTCTTTTGGTTACTCCTAAGTTAGTTTCGCCACCAGGGTCTTTAGGATGATTAACATAACCACCTTCGTGATGTAAAATAATTTCTAAACATTTTTTAAAGTTGCTCATAGTTCTACTCCAAAACCTAACTTTGTTTTCTCTATTAAATACTCTCTAACAAATCCACTTCTTACAATATCACCAATATTAAATTCAGTAACATTAAAAGATGACATGTTATCTAAAATCCTCACAAAGTCATGAAGACCATTTCTTTCGTTTGACTTTGTTAGGTCTGTTTGAAAAAAGTCACCTGCAAAAGAAATCTTTGAATTTTGACCTACTCTTGTAACAATAGTATCTAACTCATGAAAGTTTAAGTTTTGACATTCATCTACTATAATGATAGAATTGTCAAATGTCAACCCTCTTAAAAATGAAGTTGACATAAAGTGTAATGTTCCTTGATTCTTTAGTCTTTCAAAGAGCATTGAGAATGCCTGTTCATTAGGTTGTTGAAACATAAAACGAACCATATTCATATAGTTGATTTGATACAATGCTGATTTATCTTCTTCATCACCAGGTAAGAAACCTATTTCTCTAGTAGGTATAAGAGAACGAACAATAATTACTCTATCGTATTCTGTTTCAGGATTTAAAACATCTTGAAGTGCTTTGTATAAAAGAATAAATGTTTTACCAGTACCTGCAGCACCATAAACAAATTGATTGTTTCCTTTATCCCAAGTCTCAAAGACTGTTTTTTGATTATCACCAATTGGTTTAATTGATAATAAATCTTTACCTTTTACATCTGTTTCTTTTTTAGCCATTTAAGTTTACCACTGCATCACCAGCTGGGAAATACTTTTCTAATACTTCAATTTGTTCTGCATACTTACCAATTGCGTTAAGTTCTTTTTCAACACTTTCAAGTATATCAGTATGTTCGCCTACACCAACTGCATTTTGCATATAAATTTCTACATTTACTTGATGTTTTGCAATTTGCCCTTCGGCATGTTTAATTAAAGCTTTTCTCATTAAATCTTTTTTAGTATCCATTGTCAACTCCTTATTTAATTAGTCCGTGTTTCTTTAAAACTGCTTGAGTTTTACCTTGTTTTGTACTCTTAGAACCATATCTATCTGCAAGTGCTGATGTTGGATGTGCTTCAGCAATCCTTGATAAGTTCTCTTTAAATCCGTCATCAATCTTAGGGCCAACACCCATAACATGGTCACCCACTAATGCAGCTGCCGTTGGTACCTGTGTATATTTAGGATTCTTTTTCAAGAACTCTTGTAATTCTGACCAAGAACAAAATTCTTCAAATTGTTCATCTGTTTTTGTATCTCTAAGAATGTATGTTGGCATTATCTGTTTCCTCTATTTTTTGTTCAATGAGTTGTAATGTTGTTTCAACATTAATTAAATGTTCTTGTTCATGTTCTTCAATTATGATACCAAACTCTTCTTCAATATCCATAACTAACTCGACAGCAGTTAAACTATCAAAGTCTAGGTCATCAATAAAATGAGAGTGCATTTCAATATCTTTGTCTGTAAATCTTTTTGTTATTTCTATTAATTTATGTTGTAATTCCATTTGTATACCATTCTGGTGCCACTCTATTCTTCCAAGTAGCAAAATCCTTTTTATATTTTATATAGTAACTATGATAAGCATCAATAACATTTGAAGTTTTACACTCCTCTGGCATACATTGAGGTAACTCTGTAACAGGCCCATAAGGCAAGTTCTTAGGTGCTTTTTGTAACCAAAACGATGGTTTAGATGCACCATGTTTCTTACCATATCTATAAGTAAACTCTTGTAAAAGTGCAATATATAATTGTAACAACTTGTAATAGTTACCTGTAGATTGTCTTAACCAAATACTGTCTGGGTGTTTAACGTGAGATGCTTTGTATAAATGATTTTCTCTTTCGTCTAAAAGTTTCCAGCGTTTTGCTTTTCTACCTGTTTTAGTTTGACCAATATATTCTTGGCCATCTAAAACTCTATGCGTTGTACTTAACAATTGTGCATACTCGATAGGCATTTTTACTACATGCTTATCACAATGCATTTCTGCACACACAATAGGGTCTGTATTTAATTCAAATATATTCATGCTTTTAAGTTCCTCTCTTTTTTCATCATCTCGAAAAGTGCATCTTTCCATAAAAAACTATATTCACAATTGCGATACTCTTTGAACCAAGGGCCGCCTTCTGTAAAGTGTAGTGCTTTAGGTGTTGCAATGTTTTCATACCAACCAACTAAATAATTCCATTCTAATGATATATCTCCAATTTCGCTGTCATCTAACCATCCAAATCGATGAAAGTACTTACCATCATAACTCATATCATTGATATTGTCAAGGGCTAATTTTTGATTTGATGGGTGGCCACAATTCCATAAAACTAAACTAGACCAATTCTTTCTAGGGTATAAATGTTGTTCTTGAATATCCATTTTTACAGTTCTAACGGGTGTATAATCATGTTTTACACACATAACGGCGTATTTATCATCTGCTTTATCAAATAATTGTTGTACATCATCTAAGAATAAAAAGTCACTATCACAAAACAATGCCCAACCTTTATAGTCCATTAAGTGTGGTACTAAAAATCTTGTAAAAGTAAATTCAGTAGAACCTAATTTATCAATATCTCGCCAATACAAATTACCTTCTCTTAGGTTATTTTGTACTAAAGGGTAAATTTCTACATCTTTGTTATATCGTTGAATGCTATGTTCACAAACTTGATATGAAATATCTTGTCTTGTATCATAACCTATAAAAATATTATTCATTTATCAAAACCTTTTTTGGATTCACTAGTAGCAGTTTTAATTTTTTCCCACCACTTTCCTTTGTAACCATCAGAACCACCATTTGTTAGTGTTATGTATTCTTGATATTTTTTATCTGCATAATATCGAAATGGTACTTTATCTTTACTCATTTTTCCCACCTATAAAATATATGGTCACCAAAAACTGCTGTCTTTGTTTTTGTTGCGGCCCATGCTGGAGTTACATAGTGAGCATGATAATGAGTTGCCCCACCAGTACTTACGGCACTTCCATAATGTGCAACCTGCATTGCAACACCTTGTGCTTTTTTCCAAGCATCTTGATTTCTAGGTTCATCACCTTTACCATCACAATACCAACTAAATTGGCATCTATGTTTTACTGGGTAATAAATTGCATCATCTTCTTCGGTTTGTATTGTCTTCCAAGATTCTCTTGTTGGCCCTTGTTTAACAACTTCACAAACTGAATTAGGATACCTATGGTCTTCTACCCTATTCATAACTACATCTGCAACTGCAAACATACCATTGACATCTTGATTTTTTGCTTCATGATATACATTAAGTGCCAAACACATGACACCTATACTAAGTGTTTCTAACATTTTTCTTGTTCCACTCCTTCAATAATATTTCTTGCATACGATACGCTTGTCGTTCCCATGGTTGTCTGCAATAAGGATAATTTGTGTATTCATATCCACGCCAATATACCTTAGAACCATCAGAGTTTCTATCTTTCATCATACCCTTGGCATATTGCATAATATGAACCATTTCGTGAAAGATAGTAGTTAAAAAATCTTCTTGATTGAGAGTTTGCCTGAGAACCATATCAAACTCATTTCTACCACTGGCAACTGAACATTCGCCATGAAATTCAAAGTCTTTTTGTATTTCTACATTGATACAAATTGTACGATGTCTAGGTGTTAATCTTTTAAAACACCAAGAAATCGTATCTTCTACTAATTTTTTTTGTTTTTTTGTACCACCATAGACGTGACATACATTCATTGTAGGCACCCCCCTATGATAATATTTAGTGTTGGGGCATTGTATAAGACTATCAATACCCCACACATCTAGGTCGTTCACATTTTCATCATATATCATATACGACCTACTAGACACTTGCATTTGTTGATGATGATTGAGAGGTCGCAAGTGCCAAACTGTTAATTCTGTTTAATAGACAATCCAATTGTTATGACCCCACTCATAATCATTATTACTGAAAAAATCAATGCACCTAACCAATTGGCACTTTCTGCACCAGTTGGGCCATCGATAGAACCGACTGCCATCATGGCAGCCAGTAAAGTCATCGTTCCAAAAAAATATTTCATCATTAACCTCTCTTTTAATTTAAGTATAATGGGCCTGTCCATTGAATAGGATAGTTACCCTCTAAGATGTTTCCTCTGGCTCTGTTCTTTGCCGGAGCAGACCAACTCGCAGCTTTAAGAATATCACCCTTCTTAAACATTGGTTGTCCATACTTTGTAGTCATGTCTTCTTTTACGATAAAGGCAAATACACTATTTTTTGAAATTACCTTTGCGTATTTTTGTCCATTTTCTAATCTGAAACTATCTCTATATTCCAATTGCATGGCTGCGTTATCTTTAATAAAGGAATTGTAATCTAGGATTGCGGCTTCTTTTAGAAGTTCAAATCCCTCTTCCATTGTCTTAGCACTTTGTTTTACTATTTGCATAATATATACCTCTCTAATTATTGTTTGTTTTGTAGTAAGAAATTTTCTGACATGAAGTCGTAATTTTCTTCAAGTCCGTTAAAAGCAATCATTTCATCAACTTGCTCTTTTGATAATAAGTAATATTCCATTGGATTAACTTCCTCTGTCATATTCTCATTCCAAAAAGGATTTGTGATAAACTCATCATCTGTCATAAATCCTAAAGTAATTTCTTCTTTGGTAGCAGGTCCGGTAGAGTTACTTGATAGTAACATGTTTCTTAGTTGTGGTCTCATTTTTAATACCTCGTTATCATCATTCATAATTATATATTACCAGATAAAAGGGGGTATTGTCAAGGGTTATTGCTAAACTTTTTTTCCTAAAATCCACCCTACAAGAGACTTTCGAATGCCCGATTTTACTGGGTTTACACGATGCCAATAGTCTGATTTGAAGAAAATTACTTCATTTTTGCCAAGACAGAATGTCGCATGTCGAGGATTTTTGTTAGGATGTTCGTATTCTAAGTCAAATTCACCACCCTCAAATTCATCATTTAATATTAAAGAAAATGATATCTTTCTAATTCTTCCGTCTGCATATGGTTTTGAATTTTGGTCTATATGCCAACCATATTGGCCATCACTTTTATACTCTGTATATTGTAAAGGTTCGATAGCATCGATATCGAAGTTCCAACCTGTGGTTGCGTTGATGTCTTTAGTAAATTCTAAAAACTTATTTAAAGTTGGTTTATCATTAATCCAACTTATCTCTGAATCTCTAACTGTATACCCACTACTGCCTAGAGTTTTGGCATCTTCTAATTTACCAATATCTTTAGCAGTAAAGGGTATTTTTGTTAAATGATAATGAGGGCCTATTCTCATTAAGGTTTAGCGAAATTATCATTCCAACCAAATGCTTCTTTTACTACATCTTTCGATAGTCCTTTGTACATTTGATGTATTTTTTTATCTTTTGCTTTGCAAAGAAGGTTTGCTTCACTTTCATGTAGACCTTCTAACATTTGTATAAACATCATTTCTTTTTTATGTTGTGGGGTTTCATTATCGGCACCTTTAATATAATGCCATAATTTTCTTGCCTCTGTTGCAAGTCTTGTATGTTCAGTACCTGCAGGTGCTTCATTTGCTACATATGGAACATCACCTTCTGGTAAGACCCATATTATATTTGGGTCGAATGATGATTTAAGCACCATTCGCAATGAGGCGTTGTCGTGTTGTCTTAATATTTTTATCTTATCGTTTTTTGTTTTTGCTTTATGTACTTTGTCTAATATTTCTGAAAATAACAAAGTAGCGTTTGAGTTGTTAGTTATAACCATTAGAAATCTCCTATTGAATCTGTTAACTCTTTTAATTTATTTTCGATAAAGTAAGTTAACATTTTACTTCTATCGCCACATGGTGCTTCAACAAATTCTTTAACAATATCTGTTTCAATGTCTATCGGAATACATTCTAAATCAATAAGGTTTTTATTACGAGTATAATTTCTTACTACCTCATCGGTTGCCATTGTATCCATAAAGTTACCATCTTTCCATGCATCTATTTTCTTTTTACTTAGGGGTCTTTGTCTAAGATTTTCTACAAACACATTATCATTTGATAATACATTTGGTACTCCGTCTGAAGAATCACCCTTTAAAATATGTATCTTTATATATTCTATTGGGTCTTCACCATTTACTCTTTTTTTTAGTATAGGGGAATACTGCGAAACATTTGGATATTTTTGAAGTTGTATAAAGTCTTTATCACCAGAAACAATCATAATTTTATCGTCTGGGTATTTCTTTACAATAGTGGCAATAACATCATCTGCTTCTGCACCATGCACTTCAACTGTTTTGTAAGGTAAATAATCTTTTAGTTCTTGTTTGATTTTGTTAAGACACTCAAAAATTGATTCCCAATCTTTGTTATCTTTATTTCTGGCTCTTCTACGATTTTGTTTGTAGTTAGGAAAGTAATCTCTACGCCAATAGTGTTTACTATCATATGCCAATACAATTTCACCATACTCACCTCTGAACTCTTGTCGATGCATTCTTATTGAATTAAGTATCATATGCCTAACGATACCTTCGTCAGGTTTAGTACTTTTTTCCATGTTCAAATGCATCATCAAACTTGCCAGGGCAATTTGATTCATATCTAAAATTATCATATATCCTCTATTAGTTTTTTCACTTCATTAATATTTATACTATGATACGAGGTATTGTTGTTATTGTCAAGTTTATTCTCTATCATAATTTTATCAACTAAATCGTTTAAAATGTGCTTATAACCAAGTTCTTTGTATGTTACAGCACGAATACATTCATTTAAAAAAGGAATATATCTCTTCATGGTATCAGTACCTACATCAAATCCATTCTCTTGAAAGATTGAAATAGCATTAACTACAATTTGTTCGGCAAGTTCTTCAACAAATTCAATATCATCTCTTACTTGATTTTCCTCTTGAGGTGATATGTTCGCCACTCTTTTCCATGGCCCCTTGATGATGTTGTTCTTTTTTATTTCCGATTCTATTTCCATATTTTTCCTTTAGTTCAAAATATCGTACGGCATCTTTGACACTCATTGACATGGTATTGTCTAAAGATTTTCTTTTTAATTTTTCATATTCGTTATCAATAGTCATTGTCCAATTTTGCTAATTTTTTTAACCAACGTTTTTTACCTGCATTTTTGGCCAGTCTTTTCTTTTCTGACTTAGGAATAAAATGTTGTCTTTCTTTTATCTCTTGTACGAGACCTGCATTTTTAACTTTTCTTTTAAGTTGTCTTAATGCTTTTTCGATGTTGCCATCTCTGACAAACACCTGAAGTCCTTCAGGCCTTTCGAATTTTTTTCTGTCGTTCGGATTATTAAATCTTGGTTTCATAGCACTCCTTGTTTTTTTATTTAGTTAAATTAATAGTAAAATTGATAAACCTAATATCCATGGCATTAACCACCATAGAACAATAGCAAATATAATATAAAATAATATCTTAATCATACCACACCGTTTCATATCCATAAGGTTTATGGACAGGCCCATGTATTTGATAAAGTAAATGACTAAACTCTCCAGCCTCATCATAGAGGTTAATTAGTTTTTCTTTTGCATTATCAATTGTTTCGAAAGGGCCTTCAACTGTATCAGATGAAATTAATTTATAACCATCACCTGTATCACCGTAATTCATGTTTGCAATGTAGAACCCTTCGGTTACTGTATAGGGATTAATATCCATTATGCGGCCTCCTGATTTTCTTCCATGAACATGTCAAGTTGTACTTCGTCATCTTTTTCAACAACTGTACCCAGATATTTTATGTCTTCATAAATATCGTTAAACTTTGCAGTTACATATTCAGTTTCAACACCATGCATTTCATGGGAAACTGAATTGTTGATTTCATCATGGTTAATTCCACCACCATTGAGAAATAAGTTATCTGCTTCCATTTGATTAGAAGCAAGTACAGATTGTTGAATGAGTACTTTGTACTCAACAGTTTGTTGGTAAAGTTTCTTTCCAACTTCGTCTGAATAAAGCATTCTCATTAAGCAGCCTCCAACATTGACATTGGTACACGATAAACAGTACCAGATAAGTTAACAAGACATTTCGTTTGGTTAATCTTTTCGACAACCCCTAACTGTCTCTTAGTCTTTTGGACAACATAAACTTTCTGTCCAACCGTAATGGATGCTTTCGCATTCATAACTTTCACTTCCCTAATAAACTGTGAAAGTTCATTAAGTTGAGAAAGATTCATTTTTTGTATTTGCGTTTTCACGTTTAACATTATATTACCTCTTTTCTTTATCATCTATATTTAATGTATCAGGCTTTAGAGGTATTTGTCAAGGGTTAATTTTTCCCTTATTTTTCGGGCATTTTCATTGGATAGTATCACTAGGGCAGACCCCTAACCACCCGTTCAGCGGCCCTTAAAACAGTAAAATTATTCGGAATTTTCGCAACTACAATGAGAACATGCACAATCCATACAAGTCATTCCACAATGACACCAGTGGTCACATTTGTCGCATAATACCACTGCCATTTATTTGCCTTGTCCTTTATATGGTTTATAATCTCTTCTTTTACTCTTATTCATGGAATTCATTTTTACTTTTCCATTACCAATTGATGTTCTTTTAACTTTAGGTTCGTATACCGAAGTAGTGTTCATTGCTCTTGCCATTATTATTTCCTTTCGATTAATGGTTTATATATTGTCACCGACTCTGATTTTCCTTTAACTTTGATTTTATCTACTTCTACTGATTTAGTATTATAGAGTTGTTCCATAGTATAAGAAGAGTATAGTGTTGGCAACACTTTGCCATTTTCGTCTTTGTAGTTTCTAGTTGCTGATTCTAATCTGGCTGCAAGATTAACTGCATCACCAATAACAGAATAGTCAAATCTAGTATCACTTCCCATATTACCAACAATACAAGTACCTGTGTTAACACCTGAACCTATATTAATTTCTGGTAAACCTTTTTCTTTAAATTCTTGTTTTAGTTTTTCTGTTTCCTCTGCACATTCAATCGCAGTCTTAACTGCCATTTCAGCATGATTAGGATTATCTAATGGTGCATTCCAAAAAGCCATAATACAATCACCCATGTATTTGTCTATCGTTCCACCATTGTCTAAAACAATTTTACTCATACGATTTAAATAATCATTAATAACTTCTACCAAACCTTCTGGGTTATTATTGTTTTTATAATATTCAGAAATTGGTGTAAATCCTACTATGTCCATAAACAGAAAAGACATCTCTCTTCTTTCGCCACCAAGTTTTAATTTACTTGGGTCTTTCTGTAATATTGCAACCTGTCTAGGGTCTAAGTAAGTTTCGAATTGTTTTCTAATTTGTTGTTTTAATTGAAACTCTAAAATAAATCTATTAAAGATACTATGTAATCCTACAAAGAGTATTGTAACTAATATCCATGTAGCATCAACTAACATCATTTTGTTTGTAAAGAAATAATATGTTCCGTACACAGCACCTGCTGAGAAACCAATCATTATTAAACCAACGAACCAATATGCCGTATATCTTGTTAATATAATAATTAATGCACCTACTAGGAATGCTGTTACTAATTCTGCAAGGAAAGATATATCAACTCTTTCTATATTTGTACCATCAACAACTGTTTGTAAAGTAGAAGCAAGAGCAACATAATCATATTGAGCACCAGTTGGTGTAGCAATTACTCCACCTAAACCTTCTGCCTTCATACCAATAACAA